GTCAGATAATCAAATAGACCTGGTTGCTTAGTGTTGGTTTGTGTTTGACCTGCGGTTGTAGCACCAAGAGCCTGAGACAAGTAACCAAGTGTATTCTGTGGTTGTCCTGTGTATCCTTGAAATCTTTGTTTAGCAGAATCAATAAGTGCTTGTTCCATTGCCTGTTGTTGAGCGCCTTGTTGAGCAAGGTTCTTAGTGACCGTCTGACCCATGCCGAAGCCTAAGTTAGAGATGTCTGCTAGTTGTCCTGCTGCCCCTAATCTTTGTTGAGCGCCTTGTAATCCTGACGAAACATTGAATTGGTCAACATTCATTCTGTTGCCTATGTCTGCTAATGCGGCTTGACCTGCTTGTTGGAATCCTTGCTGTCTTAGTCCTGCTGATGATTGAGCAAGTTGGTCAACAATACTTCTTCCCATCTCACCTGTTGCAACACCGTGACGTGAGCCACCGAATGCGTTAGCCGCTGATGCTTGTGCGTTTAATTCGTTTAGTCCTATTGCACCACCACGTAGTATGTCAGACTCATTAGCCTTAATAACTTCAGTAGTGTAGGGGTTCATGTAAGGAGTTAGGCTAGTTGTTGCTAACTGTCCTGCTCCTACTGTAGAAGGCGTATATCCCATTCCTGCTGCTGTATTAACACCTGCGCCTTTAATACCTTGGGCTGCTAGTTGATTAATGTTTGGGTTTGTTGCTATTCCACCTGTTGTTGGTCCACCTGCCATAATCTACTCCTAACTAAATAAGTTGTTATATTTTGCTACATCAGAAGATTGTTTTGTTTTCAACTCTGCTAATGCTTGGTCATATAAAGGCATTCCACTATAACCTTGAACACCGCCTGAATAAGTAGTAGGTGCTGATAGTCCTTGTAGTGGGGTTAAAGAGCCTGGTGCTGATAGACCAAATGCTTCTGACGCTCCGATGTTCTGCCTCATTGCTTCTGTCTGAGTAGGATTAAAGGCTGCCATATCAGGACCTTGCCAAGGCATATAGCCTATCTTTTGTGTCTCTTCTGCTCGTGCTAAATTCCTAATAGATGGTTGTTTTAACCAATCAGGTATCTCTGTCTTTTGCGTTGTGCTTCCGCCTTTTCCACCACTCATATTAAAACTCCTTTGCCATAACGACCTGTTGTTCTTTCCAGCCGTCTTTATTTAATATTTTCTTCCACCCTTTTCTTCCTGATAAGGTCATTCCATCGCACCCTTGAGCCTTAGCCCATTTTACTGCATCTGAGTGCATATCTGTTATCTGTTCAAGTTTTCCTCCTGCCAAGAAGACATGAAGGACTTTTTTATTAGGATACACTACTATCTCTGTCACAGCACAGCCTTTTTTCCCTGACCATAATTGCATATTTCCACTCATTACACCGTCAACAACATCAACAAAATTATGTGTGTCGCCACCCTTGTCTAAGGCAGACTGAATCCAATCTCTACATCTTAGTAAGTCTTCTTTAATATTCATGGGTCTAGTTTAACTTTAACCCAAGCACCGTTCTTAGAAACTATTGGGCATTGATTGACGGCATCCCACATTAGGATTCCGTCTTCTGATGCTGAGTCACCGCTCTGTTTAAAACGCAACGCATCTCTAGTACGAACTAGGAATGCGTTTAACTTCTCACCCCAACTATTCCAACTAGGACCTAGTGGGGGTGGTGGAATAGGCGCACTCATCTAGTTCCACCTGCTTTAGCATCTATTCTCATGATGCCTGAACGCCAATTATGGTATCCGTTACCTTCAATCTTTATCCTTACTTGCCTACCTGTGAATCTGACATCTGTTGGATTGGTCAATGTATAAGGTCCGTGTGTAGTTTCTGTATCGTTAGGGTACATTCTAGTCTTGAAAGAAACCTTTACCTCACCTTGAACCTTCTCATCAGGAATAAGGCTTGTTACTCTCATAACAGTATCACCATTTCCAAGACTAATAGGACCTGATTCAGCATAAGGTACTGCTGTTCCATGATTAATGCCTGTCTCTTGATTGATTAGATTTCCACTAGCATCACTCCAAATAGGATTATCGAATACACCTCTATCAATACAAGCAGTTCTTCCAAGGCTTCCTATTGCCCAATGCGCTTCTTTGTAGTCTAATAATACATAACTGTCATTTTCTTTAGATGAACCCGATGGATAAAACCACCAAATCTCACCAAACTGAGAGTTATGTACTGCGTAAACTTTGCTAATTTGGTTTCTATTGATGTTATCAAACACATAGTCTAATACATCACATTTAATCTCGGTAGCCACTGAACCATCAAACGTATAGAACGCCTTGTGACCCATCCAAAAAGCACCCTCATCTACTGCAACAGCAGACTTACGAGAAGCAACACCACAAGCAGTACCAACACGCTCAAAACCATAAACGAAAGGTGGTCCTTGATAGGTTGCTATATGGGCATCTTGGTCTGTAAGGATAAGACTTCTACCTCTCATTCTAACACCACATATAATCTGACCTTGGGTTTGTAATTCAAAGTCACCTGCCTCGTTTGTTGCGGATGCTGTCCATACAGTGTTGTCTTCTCTGTCTGACCACTGAATCTTACGAGGGTTTCCACCTGATGCTAGTGCGAATACAAATCTTTCTTCTGTTACTAACATTGATTTGTTGTTTACAGGTGCGTTAGTTAGTGCCGTTGGTAAAGTAGAGATGCTTAACGTCCACTCGTATATCTTGCCATCATCTACTGAACAACCTAATAAATTCTGACCCCATGTATCTAATGACCATGTTGTAGCCTCTTGATAAACACCTGTTGATGTTCTTGCCGTGCCATAGTTACCTGTACCCCAATAACTACCACCATAAGCAGTATTAACTGTCGCGTCCACACTTCCTGATGTTAAACCTACAGGAGTTATGTCAGACACAGTGTTTGATACATTTACATAATATAGTTTATTGTATGTTCCTGCTACCAAGTTAGTACCTGAAGTATTGTCAACCCATGACAACATTGCTCTTGGTGCTGATGCAAACGCTGAAGCCTTCTTAGTTACCCATCCGCCCACAGGACGCATTGAGCCATCGTGCCAACGAACAAGATTAGACTCTCTCCATCTATTAGATGATTCAAAGTCAGTTCCGTTTCTATGTACACCAGGGGGTAATTGTAATGGTATTAATGACATTATTTATCCTATGCTGCTATTAAGGTCCACACTTCTGAACCTTCTGAAATTATTTCCCATTGCTCGATTGCTTCTGAGCTGACTGATGATGTTGATGTTATTGCCACTACAACATCTATAACTCTCAAACCTAACACTGTCGATGTTGCTGTCGATGTTGTCGTACCTGACGCTAAGTAAACTGCTTCAGCAGTAATGGTCACTGATGCAACAGGAGATATAGTAATGGTTGGCTGTTGTATCCTCTCAGGAGAAACAACCGTTGTTGAACTAACACTGACTGTAGCACTACTACTCTGTACTCTGTTACAAGTGGCAGAAGTAGATGATATACCTGCTACAATTAATGAGTTTTCACGCTTACGAACATAGACAATACCGACAGACGAAGCACCTGCTGATATTGCATCTGACTCCCTAACCCTTGTTGAATCAGAAGAAAAAGAACTGTTAGCCGTAAATTGAATACTTACATCAACATACTTAATCTGTTCACCACTACAGGTTACAGAACTTGTAGCCGTTATTGGTGCTAAACCGTCTTCTAAATCGGCTGTGGAATACTTCGCTCTATTGTATTTCCACTGATTGTATAACATTAGTTAAGCGTTATATCTAAGTCACCTGTAGGAATACGGAACACATCGCCTGAATCAATAGTCTTTGCTGACGATAGAGTGGCGTAAGCCATTAGGTTACCTGATGTTGAGGCATCGAATACACCAACGTGAGTAACTGAACCCCAAGTACCTGTTGCTGTAGGAAATTCTACTGCTGCAGAGTTGCTTGTTGTGTCGCCTGAAGTTGAGAATGCTACAGTTTGACGAGCGTAACCACTACCCGATAATTCCGTACCACCACCTGCTTCGCCTGGTGCTGCTGTGTATAAAGCCACATAAATTGTTGATGGGGCAGTGTAAGCCGCACCTGCAAATACGTGGTCTAGTATTTCTGTTTCTAAAAAGTTTGAAAATGACATTGTTTTCTCCTATTGAGACTAACCTAAGCCTCTTATTTTTAATTTTAATCCTGAGCCGCTAAACCTAGCGTTTTCAGACGATTGATTTAATTGCGTTACTGATGCAGAATACATCTGCGCCCACACAGCAATCCTCTCATCTTCCCCTAGATACGGTGCTGAATGTAGTAACGCTCCGTAGAGGTAAACATCAGGTGCTTCTAGTAAAAGCCAATTATTAGCATTACTACTACTTAGTGCTGTTGGTTTAGCATAGTAGAGTAACTCTAATTTAGTGTCTGCCGATGGTGTTGGGTATAGTTGTATCTGACCATCTGCGTGTGTGTAATGTGTTGGCGTTCCTGAAGCGTCTTCGTTAGACGCTCTCTTGTCTGCCATAGAAGCCCTTGACATTAAATCAAGAGGACTTGTTCCATTAGCAGTTAAGTGTAGTCTAATTGTCTCTAACCAATCGCTCGGTGTCTTCATGTATTCATCGTTCTTACTTATAGAACCGCTTGAACGTGTCTCCATGTTCAAATGACGAATGTCTCTGTTAATCTGTGCTTCTGCTAATGCAATGAAGTTCTCAATAGCCGAAGTTAGGTCATCCCTGTTAAGAAAGTCTGCTACTGCTGTCTTTAGCGTAGTGAACGTATTTATAGCCATGATTTATTATATCCCTATTAATTTTTGTGTGGGTAGTTATTGACCACCGTAATATGATTTCCAATGATTCCTTTCTCGGTTCGGATATTCCTCTTCAAACTTAGTCATTGCATGGTCATACGCTAATTCATCGAAAGTTCCACCTTCATCCCAAGCGACATCATACTGTCCTGGTCCTGTACTCTTATATCCTGCTGATGTAATAAACATGGACTTTTTTGGCATTAACCCTTTGTAACGATTCTCGTCCTCTTCGGTTCTAAATCTTGGATAGTCATCTGACCTACCCATGACGGCAGAAGCATCTTCACCAAAGAAAACAGGTTGTGTATATTCTTGCTCAGTATCAATGTTAAGGAAGTTCAACAATCCTGTCAACAGTGTAGTATTTGGGGGGTTGTCGTATATTGCTGACATAGCATCAATCGGCTTATCTTCATCGTCTAGTAATCCTTGCATAATTATCCCTTAATTGAATAAACTGTTCATTGGCTTAGTTACTTTCTTCTTGATTTTTAATAATCCTTCACCATCGTCTGTTTGTGTTTGTTTATCACCTATTAGACCTGAACCTATAGGAAGTGCAAATGCAGCAGGTAGTGGAGTTCTCTTAATATTCTCTTTAAAGCCTTTAGGTGTTACGTCAATGTAGAGTAGTTCTGTTAACCATGAATCTGCTCTTCCTTGTCTCGTCAATTCTTCCCTATGTACATCCAACTCTTTTGATGGAGTATTAAAATCTATCTTGGTCTTGCCTGTTGTAGTGCCATACTTCTTAGCATACTTGTTTACAAAACTAGGTATATTGTTGTCGTAGATATTCACGTACAACTCTTCGTTCCTTATTTTGCCTTTATCGTTTAGTCTTCTTTCAGGATTCCAAACATCTAACTGTTGTTTAGAATTAGCAAATACAACTCTGTCATAACCCTCTTCTGATGCAATCTTCATAGCCCTATCAACAGCAGCCTCTTGCCACTTCTCGTTCTTGAGTGGAGCATTAGGCACGTTGTAATCAATATCTGCTAATTTACCACGTAGTTGAGCCATCTCGTCTTTCAACTTCTCCAATCTAGCATTCCATTTAACTGAATCTACATTAATCATAGTTTCAGCATTAGGTATATCACGGCTTTCTATCTCTTTGATTCTTCTTTTAATTCCTGTAGCCTGTGCTACAGTTGTTTTGTTGTAACCTCTCTTTCTTCCTTGCTGATGCCAATCAGACTGTACTTCCTCAACAAATAACACACGTTTTCCGTCTGAATCTAATCTATCTGATGTTCTCAACCAAGCAACAACATCGTCTTCATTCATGTGTGCGCCTGTGAATCCAGGTTGGTCAGTTAGTTTTCCCATGATAGGAATTTCTCTATATGTTGACTTGTCCACCATACCTGGTTGGGTGTGAGAACTGTACATGGTTTCGCCATAACTATAACTCTGATAGCCGTGGTCTATAGAATGAGCAGTTATTTCAGCATTAGCGTCAGCAACACTATAAACAGGCTCAGGGTGTGTGTTACCTGCATAGTCTGTGGTTGTATTAATGTAACTACCATCAGGCTCTTTAATTGTGATTCCTATATCTTCATTACCACTTGCGGTATAACCGCCCCTTAATTCCCATTCATAATAAGGATTGTCTAAATACTCAGCATTTTTCATTCCTCTAACAGCCTGTTCAATATCTTCTCTAACAACAAGCGGAAGGGAATCAAAATTATCATTATCAATAGCGTCTTGTATCTTATTCCACCAATCAGGCACAGCCTCTTCAGATAAACTACCTACGTTACCATGTGTTTTACTTTGCTCTAACTCTCCTACTTTCTTGAATAGAGAAGTACGGTGATTATGAACATCAACAGGCATTGTGCCACCGTCTGTCATAGGATATTTAGTGTCTATCTTTTTAACTTCATCTGTTATTGTCTGAATTTGTTTATCAATTAAATCGTCAGGATGTGGATAACTGTTTTTGTTATTTTTATTTAGATGTTCAAAGATTCCATTGTAGTCTTCAGAATACATATCTACTCTACCAATAGAGTCTTCCATAAACTCTTCTACCTGAGTATCTAAATGCTCATTATCTTGAATTTTAAAGTTTACATCATCAGCATTAGCATCAAAATTAGTAGGCTCTTGCAACTCAAAGTCGCCCATATTATCTAAAAAGTCATCTTCGGAAGCACCTACGTGTTGGTATTCGTGTAACTTAACCTTGTTCTCACCGATGAAGTCTAACAATCCCTCTCTAGTGACTCTCTCACCACTTGCCTTCTTAGCGTTCAACATCGCAAGTAAACCTGTGTCTTCTAACTCGTTTGATGTAACACCTTGTTTTCTGAGGTATTTTAGGATGTCTTGAGGTAGGTTCTTATCTTGTTTAAGGTCTAATAACGCTTGTTCTGCTTTAGAATAGAAACCTAACTCATCTGTTTCTGCAAGAGGTTTAGCATCTTCTATTGCTTGTCTCTCTAAGTTAGCCTTTGTTTTAGTCTCTGCTTTCTGTTCGTTTAAAGTAATTCGTGTTGCTTTAGTCTCTGCGTCATCTATTAGTTTTTGTGTCTGAGCAGTATCTAATAACCCTTGTATTTCGGTTGTGTTTAAATCTACTAATTCAGTTGAAGTTTTTGTCTTCTGTGCCAATCTTCTTTCTGAGTCAGT